GCAAAGATCAGCGCACTCGGAGCTACTTCGGAACGCCGACGATCCTCGATCCGGCGCAGCTCGAGGGGATCTACCGCGGGAACGGCATCGGCCGACGCATCGTCGACTTGCCCGTCTCGGAGATGACGCGAGAATGGTTCGAAGTGAAGGGCGACTCCGAGGGCGCCTGCCTCGGCTATCTCGAGTCGCTCCATGCAAAGGCGTCCGTTCAAGACGCGCTGACGTGGGCGGATCTCTACGGAGGGTCGCTGATCGTCATGGGGCTCGACGACGGCCAGAAGGATCTCTCCATCGAGCTGGCCCTGCCGCGGCTTCGGAAGGTGGCCTTCTTCCACGTCTACGACCGCTGGCAAGTGACTTGGATGACGGGCGATCTCTACACGGAGCCCACGCACCCGCTGTTCAACCAGCCGATGCGGTATCGCGTGACACCCTACGGTGGCGGGCAGCCGTTCACGGTACACGAGTCCAGGACGCTCACGTTCAAGGGCGCCAAGGTGCCCCCGCGAGCGGAACGCGAGAATCAAGGCTGGGGCGATTCCATGCTGCAGGCTCCATTCGAGCAGCTACGGAATTCGTGTGCGCTCGACGACGTCGTTTCGCTCCTGGCCGAGGCCTCCGACATTGGCGTGCTCAAGATCAAGAACCTCGTGCAGCTCCTGGCGATGAAGGACGGCGAGTCGAAGGTCAAGCAGCGCCTCGAGATCATCGACTACGCGAAGCACGTGCTGAAGACCATGCTGCTCGCCGACGGCGAAGAGTACGAGCGGAAGGCCACGCAGGCGCTGACCGGGCTCGCGCAGATTCAGGACCGGCAGGCGCAGCGGGTGTCGGCCGCGACCGGCATTCCGGTCACGTTGCTCTTCGGCGAGGTTCCTTCGGGACTCCAGGCGACGGGGAAGATCAATCAATCGAACTGGTACGACGACGTGCACGGGCGGCAAGAACGAAAGCTCCTGCCGCCGCTCGAACGACTGGTCCGCTATGTCTACCTGTCCTCGGAGGGGCCGACTCGCGGCAAGGAGCCGCCCAACTGGAAGATCGAGTTCTGCCCGCTCTGGCAGCCCACGGAGAACGAGCAGGCGGAGCTGCGGAAGACGCAGGCAGACGTGGACGTGGCCTACATCAATGCGGGCGTACTCGATCCGGCCGAAGTGGCTATCTCGCGATTCGGCGGCGAAAGGTACTCGACGGATACGAAGCTCGAGCCGAGCTTGCGCACGGAGAGACAACCGATGCCGGTGGCGAAGCCGAATGGGGCGGCCCAGAGAGTCTAGGTGCTAGCGACGGACGCCATCGCTTCGCGTCGCATTCGCGGCCCTCAACTCTCCCCGTATGCTCACCTCCACCGCCTGGCCGACCAGGCCCGGCCTTCCGTCCGCTCCATCTTCGAACGCGCTGTTCGATACACGAAGGATCAGGCGTTAGAGGCGAAGATCGAGTTCGGCATCCGCAACCGCAGCGTCGAGCTCGCGCTCTCGGCCATCCCATGGGACTCGATCGGTTCGGTGGTGCTGAAGAACCGGATGCGGGAGCGCTTGCAGCGCCTCGTGCTCGAGAGCGGCATCGCCTCGCAACGGAGCCAACCGCGGGGGCTCGACCTTCGGTTAGGCACCCGTATCGACCGGCTCGGCGAGGACCTGCAGCCACCGCCGGCGCCCGAGCTGCAGTTCGATGCACGCAATCCCTATGCCGTCCGCGAGGCCATCGAGAAAGCCGCCGCGCTGATAGCCGAGGTCGACGAGGAGACGCGCCAGGCGATTCGGGAACTGATCGCCGATGCGATCAACCGCCAGGAGAGTCCGGCGAAGATTGCCAAGCGCGTGCGCCAGATGATCGGACTGACGACGCGCCAGCAGGCCGCGATTCTGAAGCTTGTGGACCAAGGCGAGCCCGAGTCGGTCGTCTGGCGAGAGATCCGCAAGGCGCTCCGGTATCGGGCCGAGCTGATCGCACATACCGAGACGATGCGGGCGGCGAATCAGGGCCAGCAGGCGCTTTGGGAATCGGCTCGCAGCGTGAATCTGCTCGGCTCGGAGGTCCGCAGAGAATACGTCGCCACGTCCGACTCGCATGTCTGCCCGGAGTGCGAAGCGCTGGACGGTCGGACGTATGGGCTGCATGAGCAGATCTGGTCCAAGTTCGGGCTCACCGATACGCCCCCCATCCATCCCGCGTGCCGGTGCGTGATGGTGCTGAGGACTCGACCAATATCGTGATCCCGAAGCGCCACAAACAGGTCTGTGTCGTGCTGCGAAAAGATCAGGACAAGAAGCTCGACCGCGAGGCCCGATCAGTCGGCAAGACTCGTTCGGCGGTACTCCGCGACCTGCTTGAGCGCCACTTCACCGTCGTGCCCGACGCGCTCTCTGACCCGCAAGAATCAAGCACTTCCGAAGATTAGTCGCCGCCAGGTATATACCACGCCTAGCGGCCCCGCTTGTCGCCCCCACAATCCGTAGTGCATAGCGGTAGTCAGATTGGCTGCCGCGTCTACATCGTCACCGCGTAGGCCTCCGCTCATCGCCGTCGAGGCCCGCCGGCTGCTCGTCGATTGCGGCATCAAGACTGACGGGGAGAGTGACGCTTACGCCGTCGCCCGGGCCGAATCGAAGCTCGATGCTTTAGCCGATCATCCGCACCCGTTCGCCTACTGCATGGAGAACATCGCACCGAAGGCGAATGTCAGCGACCCGGAGGCGTTCTGCGCCGCGATGGTCAAGAAGGCTACCGGGATGTGGCCGGCGGAAGGGGCGAAGAAGGGCAAATGAGCGTCGTCCGCTACGACCAGCACGCCTGGCCCGAATCGGCCGTCACCACGCCGGAAGGCTTTCTCAAGGTGAACGCGCCGCTCACGCGCATGGGCGTGCTCAAGTACGAGGAGCCGGGCGGCGCGATGCGCGGCGAGCTCCGCCATCCAGACGACTGGGGAAAGCCGGAATCCGTCTCCTCGTTCGCTTCTTTGCCTGTGACCGACGGCCACCCTCCTCCGCGGTCACCCGATGGCCAGCCGCTGGTGGATGCCAAGAACGCGAAGCGGCTGGCTGTCGGCTGGACGGGAGAGAACGTGCGAGTCGACGGATCCCTGATCCGGTCGCCGATGGTCATCACCGATGCCGAGGCGGTGGCGAAGATCCGGGCTGGCAAGCGCGGCACGTCCACGGGCGTTTTGGTCGACTTGATCGAGGAGCGAGGGACCTTCGAAGGCGCAGACTACTCGTACCGGCAAGTGAACCCGCGCGGGAACCATATCGCAATCGTCGATTCGCCGAGGGCGGGAACCATGATCCGGCTCGACGGCACCGGCAACCAACTGCGGTTCGAATCACCGGACGAACAGGAGAGCAGACCGATGGTCAAGATCGTTTTGGACGGTATTAGCTACGACGCGGCTCCCGAAGTCGCCAACGCCCTGACCAAGGCGCAAGGCGAGGCGAAGGAGCTCCAGGCTCGACTCGACTCCCAGGCCGGCGAGGCCAAGAACCGCGAAGACGCCCTGCGGGCCGAGCGGGACACCGCAACGGAGCGCGTCGCCGAACTCGAGGGGCGCGACATCCGCGGCGAGGTCAAGGCTCGCGTGGCCCTCGAGTCGCACGCGCGGCAGATCCTTCCGGAATCGGAGCACGCAAAGCTCGACTCCCTGAGCGATCAGGACATCCGTCGGGCGTGCGTGGCCGCCAAGTGGCCGACCGTCAAGCTCGACGACAAGAGCGAGACCTACATCGCCACCCGGTTCGAGATCGCCGTCGAGGAGATCGGGGCCAAAGCGGCCGAGGATCAGAGCCGAGCCGACGCCCTCGGCGCTCAGCGAGCCGCCATCGTTCCCAAGCAGGACGGCTCTTCGAGCGACGAGCTCGAGCAGAACTGAGCAGGGAGGAGAATCCACATGGCAGTCCAAACCAGTTACAGCCAGACGATGACCGTGGCGGTCGCCGGGATGCCCGGTGACGCACGAGACCACGTCGTCGAGTCCTTCGCCGCCGAGACGGCCGCCATTCCCTTCGGGCGGGCCGTGATCGCCGGATCGGACAAGGACAAGCAGGTGAAGACGCCGTCGGGGGCAGGGGGCGTGTTCCGCGGCGTGTCCATGCGCGAGCAAGCGCAGGAACAGAACTCGTCCGGGACGGTGGCCGTCGCAGTCGGTGACACGGTGAACGTGCTCCGGCGCGGGCTCGTCTGGGTGGATACGGCGGGCGCCGTGGTGCAGGACGCTCCGGCCTTCTTCGTGGTGTCCGGCGGATCGGCTGGGAAGTTCGACGACCTCGACGACTCGACCACCGATCCGGTGCCGACCGGCGTGTTCCGGAGCGCGACCAGCGGGGCCGCGCTGGCGCTTCTCGAACTGAACCTGCCCGGAAGCAGCTCGGGTTCGTAATCTCCAAAACGGAGCGAGGCTTTGAACCGACGACAGCAGGGGGACAACCGATGAAGCTGGTGAAGCCGCATCGCGACGACTGCCGGCACCTTCGGCTCGACACGAACGAGACCGTGTTTTTCGCGCGGCAGCTCGAGTACGTAAAGGCGCAGACCTACGACGTGCTCTATGCCGAGCTCTCGGCCTTTCGGCTATTCCCGATCTCGACCGAGGCGGGGCCAGGCGCCAAGACCATCACCTATCGGTCTTACGAGAAGATCGGCCAAGCCAAGGTGATCGCCGGCCACGGGAACGATCTCCCGCGGGTGGACGTGATCGGGCGCGAGGCCAGCAGTAACGTGCGGAGCATCGGCGCCAGCTACGGCTGGTCGCTGCAGGACATCCGCTCGGCCATGATGGCGGGAGTCAACCTGAACGCGCAGCAGGCGATGGCCGCCGTGCAAGCGCACAACCAAGTCATCAACTCGATGGCCTGGTTTGGCGATACGGCGCACGGCATCGTGGGGTTACAGACCACGGGCGTTGTCACGAATTCCCAAGCGGCTCTGGTAGGCCAATGGGACCAGGACGACGCCGACGTCATCATCAACGACGTGAACGAGCTGCTCACGAGCATCATCCAAGGCTCGAGCGGCGTGGAAAGCGCCAACGTGGTGGCGATGCCTCCCGATAGGCTGGCCAAGGCCAACACGGTTCGCATCGGCAACACGAACGTCTCGGCTCTGGCCTATCTCAAGACCGTATGGCCCGGAGTGGAATTCACGCAGGCGGTCGAATTGACGTCCTGGAGCGGCGGCCACGATGCGCTGCTCGGCTACCGGCGGGACCCCATGAAGCTCTCCCTCGAGATCCCGCAGGGCTACGAAGAACTCCCCGTGCAGATGAAGGGCCTCGAGTTCGAGGTGCCGACCCATACCCGCTGCGGCGGGCTGATCGTCTACTATCCGGGAGCGATCGCGATCCGCACCGGGATCGAGGGCGGCAGCTGATCGGGAAGCGACGCAACCGATGGCCCTCAGCGATGTGGAGGACATTCTCGCCACCTTTCCGGAGTTCAGCGATGCACCGGACGGGCAAGATGTCCTCCTCGAGCGTTTAGACGACTCGACGGCCAGCGCGGACGAGCTAGGGTGCACGGAGAGCGAGCGGGACTGGGCGCTCGCTTATCGGGCCGCACACGAGATGCACTGCCTTGGCATGGGAACAGCTGCGGGCTCGCCGGCACCATCCGGGCCCGTGTCTTCGGAGCGGATCGGCTCCTTCTCGGTTTCCTATGCCGTACCTTCCCCCGGCGGCCAGATCGACGATTTCAGCACCACCCCGTACGGGCGCCTCTATCTGACGTTCCTGAACTCTCACATCATCGGCCCGCGGACTTCGTACAGTGGGATCTAGAGCCGTATTCACAGCCATGCTGACCGACACGGTCGGGATCAGCGCTCGCGCGTCGACCGATACCGACCGCGAGGAAACGTTCGCCACCGCCATTTCCTATCCCGCGTGGGTGGAGCCGGGACCGAAGATGTTTCGCGACGCACAAGGGCGGGAAGCCATTGCGAGCGCGGTCGTCTACGTCGGGCCGACCCCGACCGTTTTGGAGACGGCCAAGATCACGCTTCCCGATGGACGGACGCGGCGAATCCAGGCGGTCCAGCGCCCGAGAGATAAGCAGGGGATCCATCACCAGGAGATTTACGTCTAGTGGCCTTCGTCGACCTGCAGATCATCGGCCTCGACGCCCTCGAGCAAAACCTCGCGGCACTGGGACGGCTTTCGCTCCAGGAATCGCGAGTGCCGGCGGCATGCTTTCAGGAGGGCGAGGAGATGATGGCGCTCTCGAAGCGCCAGTACGCGCCCGTCAGGAATCGCGGCGGCGGTGCGCTCCGCGGATCCGGTCAGGTGAATTTTCCGCAGATCACGGGCGATCAGGTCGAGGTCACCCTTGGCTACGGCGGCGTCGCTCGTGCCTATGCCTTCAGGACACACGAGAACCCGAGGACGGGCAAGACCGGCGGCCGGAGCCCTTCCGGCAAGAAATACCGGAGCTGGTCCGAGGTCGGCCAGTGGAAGTTCCTGGAGACGCCCGTTCAGGTCCGGAAGCAGAACTTCTACGACGCCTTGGGGGTGGCGATGCGGGCGGATATTTCCGAGAGGTTCGGCCGTGGCTGATTGGCTGGAGGACTTCACGACGCTGCTCGACGACCTGGGCGTCTCGGTGGACGACATCCGCCGCGGGCCGCTCACGGACGAGCTCGACGCTCCGGACGAGACGGCGCTCATCGACTACGAAGGGGCGCCGCCCGATATGGGCTATTGCGGGCCGGTGACGCGGTTGCCTCGCGTCGCCGTGCAAGTTCGACGCGCCACACGCGCAGCCGCAAAGGCGCGAGTCGAGGAAATCTACGTGGCAATCGCCGCGGTACCGGGCAACACTTCGGTCGGCAGCACCGTCTTCGAGGAGATCATCCCGCAGGGCGAGCCGCACTGGCTCGACGAGGACTTGAACGGACGCACGATCTACGGGGCGAGCTTCGAGGTGAGGTGTGCTGCATGAAGCACGAGCTCGTGTTGGCGCAGCTCGCGTCGATCCACTCGACGGTCGAGGCCCTGATGGCGCTCGTTTCGGACGACTTGGAAAAGCAACGGCGATGCTGCGACCAGCCGAGGCCGGCAGAATTCGAGACTTACGGCGGCGTCCGCACGGTGACGTGTCAGAACTGCGGCGCGAGCGAGGAACATCAGCAGACGACGACGGAGGCACACAATGGCAGTAGGCAAGCCTAGCAAAAACGGGACGTTTCGAATCAAGGACACGACGGATCAATGGCGTACGTTCACGTGCAACCTCCAGTCGTTCTCGCGGCGGAATGCCCGCACGATGGAGAAGACCGAGACCTACTGCACGATCGAGAAGGCGCCGGGATCGAACGACATCACGTATTCGGGCCGGGGCGTCTACAACGGCGGCGCTACCGAGATTTCACAGGTGCTCGAGGGCCTGGTGAACAAGTCCGATGCGCCTTCCGAGTACGAATGGATGCCGCAGGGAGACGTGGACGGCGAGGAGATCTACACCGGCACCGGCTACGTCTCCGAGAAGAACATCGATGCGGCCACGCCCGGAAACGTGCTCGTCAATTTCACCGTAGAAAGCGTCTCCGACACGCTCGGAACCATCACCAGCTCGTAACCCGCAATAGGCCACGGGAGATAGAAGCGGCTCGGCGTCCCAGAAGCGGACCAGCAGCCCAAGGAGGACACAGTGGCAGAGAACGGAACGTCGCGGGAGGATTTCGTTCGCGTGCAACTCGACCGCGAGCGGATCCTCAGATTCGACACGAACGCGATTTGCGACTTCGAGGAAGTCGCGGGAAAGAGTGTGCTCGAGGCCGTCTATGGGCCGACTGGCGTGCTCACCATCGCCGACATCCGCAATTTACTCTGGGCGGGCTTGCGGCACGAAGACGATCGGTTGAGCCGCCCGCGCATGGGGCACCTGATCGAGGCGTTCTTGATGGACGGCGGCAGGATGCAAACCCTGGCCGACGCGATCGCCAGTGCGGTCGAGCGCTCGCGGCTCTTCCAGGCCCTCCGCGAGGCCCGCGACCCAAACTCCCCGAGGGAGCCCAAGAGCTCCCAGACTTCCGCCTCTGGCTCGGCCAATGCCTGATGGTGTTGCAGGGTGGATACCGGCTGACAGACCGAGAGATCGGTCGGCTGACGCCGGGCCAGATCCTTTCCATGATCGTCTCGGACCGCGCCTACGCCCACAATCAGGCGTCCCTGATCGCCTTCCACATCCGCCAGGGCATGGGCCTCACGCGGCGCGCGGGATAGGCTAGACGATGCCCGACGTAGCGGAACTTCGGGCTAGACTGATCGCCGAGACCTCCGGGTTCCGGCGCCCGATGGCGGAAGCCACCGGGGATGTGACGAAGTTCAAGGCGGCGGTCGAGGGCCTCGAGGGCTCGGTCAAGCCTGTCAGCACTGCCGTCGCCGGCGTAGGGGAAGGGGCGGCTAAGGCCGTCGGCGACGTCGAGCGAGTGACCGATGCTCTGACCGCGGTTGCCCCCGGAGCCCAGGCCGCGGGCGCGGCACTCGGTACGACCGCGTCTGAAGCGGTGGACATGGGCGCTGCGCTCAGCAGCGCGACCAGGGGAGCATCCAGCCTCGGACGGAGCCTTGCGACGCTGGCCCTCGGCGGATCTCTCACCGCTCAGCGCCTGGCCTCGATCGGGATTGCATCGGCGGAAATCGGCTCGGCCATCAGCGCGGCCAGCCGCGCCGCGGCGACTTCGGAAGCCGACTATGGGCGGCTCAACCGAGCGCTCAATGCGACGGTTGTCTCGTCACAGCTCATTCCGCCGGTCTTGAGCGAGATCGGTGGTGCGCTCATCAGGTTCGCGGCACCGACCGGATTGGCTGTCGCCACCGTCGAAACGTTCGTTCGCACCATTCATCAGTGGACCGAGGAGCTACAGGCCAGCAACCGCCGGGTTGCCGAATGGTCCCTCGGCATCGCCACCGCGACGCGAGAGGCCAAAGACCGCATCGCGGACATTCAGTTCAAGATCGACATTTCGGGTCTGACGACGGCGCAGCAGGAGCTCGAAACTCGTGTTCGCGCCTATTCGGATTCCCTGCAGGAGCAGGTCGACAAGCAAAAACTTGCACGCGGCCAAGCCGCCGCGATGATCGAGGACTATCGCAAGCTAACCACGGTTCAGCTTGGCTTCATACCCGCGATGAAGGAAAGCCAGGCGGCCGGCGAGGCATTGCACGCCTCCATTCGCGCGGGCGCCGAGGCATCCATCGCGGAGCTCGAGCGCCTCAAGACCGAGATCGAGGGGCTGCCGGCATCGGCCAGCGGGCTCGACGTGCTGCAAGAGAAGTTCACGTTCCGGTTCAACGAATCGACCTTGAAGCAGATCACCGACCTCGGGAAGGAGCTCGAGGCGCGATTCAACGTCAAGGCACCTACCGCGGCGCTGGTGGAGTTGCAGAAGCAGATAGACGCTTCGGCGCAGAAATTCATCCGGCTCGGCAAGGAAGCGACAACCGACCTCGACATCGTCAAAAGCCAAGTCGATGACGCGGCAGACCTCATCAAGCGGAGATTCGCGGAAGAATTCACGATCAAGCCGCATTTCGATTCCGCCGCAGCACATCAGGAAGTCCAGACACTCCTCCGTACCATCTCGACCACCAGCGTGACGCTCACTCCCGAGGTGAACACCTCGCTGGCACTTCGGCAGATCGACGTCTTGAGATCCAGGATCGTCGGCCTCGCGCCCGAAGATCCGCTGCGAATCGAGTTCGAGGCGGAGATCAAGCGCCTGCAGGCCACGGTTGCGGAGGAGCGCAAGAAGCAGGAATCGACCCCGATCAGGATTCCGGTCGAGGGCGGCACTGGTGGCGGTGGCGGTGAAGGCGGCGGCGGTCTTGGCGGCGCCCCTCCGAAGACGCTCGACGATCTGCGGCGTCTACTCGAGGGAGCACCCCGCGTGAGCGGCCTCGGGCTTGGGCCATTCGGCGAAGCTGGGATTCCGTTCGGCGGCGGTGCGGCAGTGGGCGGCGTTCGTATCAGCGGCGGGTTGCCGCTTGGCCCCGAGGAGCTGCGCGACCTGGCGCACGGGATCGAGGCGGGTGTGCTTTCGGCCCTGCGGCAAGGGAACGCCGAGCAGGCACGCATATTGGCTACTCAAGCCAAGGGGATTCTCGATGTCAGCGAGGGAAGCATCCGCTTTCTGAACGAGCTGATTGTTCATGAACGCCGACCAGCAAGCCCGAACACTCAAATTCTCTATCCGTCACTGATCGCGAATACGGAGGCGTTAGCGTCCCTCAAACGTTCGATCGAGGTGCTCAACCCACTGTTCGGCGCCCTCGCCACCGTGCCTTCCGGCGTGGGTGGAACGCCGCAGTTCGAGTTGTTCGGCGCGATCGCGGACTTCACCGCCGGCCAGAAGGCGCAGCTTTCAGACTCGGAGCAGGCGAATCGGCTACTATCGCAGAACAACCAGGAGCTGCAGCGTACCAATCAGCTGCTGACCGCGCAGTTGAGCAGCCTTCAGGACGTGGTGCGGACGCTCTCGAGCGCATCTTTCAGCGCCGGCATAACCAAGAGCGGCGCAGCGACGATAGCCATAGCCACGGGGGCGAGATAGCCATGCAACTGCGCTATCCCGTGGGTGGGCCAACGTACTCGGCGGAATTTACGTCTGTGGGCTCGGCCGATGCGCCGAGTACTGCAAGCCGACCGGATCGCTGCGGCTTTCGTGCGCTACACACGAGGATTCGGCAAGCTAACCGCCACCGAGTGGGGCGCTCTCGTCGATTTCGCTGACGCAGTGGGGGCCGCCGAGTTCGAGTTCACTGACGGGTCATGTGGCCCGATCACCGGATGGCTCACCGTGCGATTCGAATCCTTCGTCTTCGCCGGCCAGCTTTCCGGCGGGCAACGGCACGGCGCGACGCTCATCATGCGTGGACTCAGGGACCAGGGATCATGAGGGCCTTCGGCGAAGACTTCACGCGACTGCTCGCTGAGGAGCGCTCGAGCTTTTGGACGCTGGAGCTCGACCTCGGTGGTGGCATTGGCACGCTGCGGCTCTGCGACAGCGCCGGCCGCACGTCCTTCAACGGCAACGACTACGAGCCGATCGTCGCGGCATGGGGCGAGATTTCCGCGAGCGCATCTCGAGACGAGAAGACGATGGACATCCCGACGATGACCGTGGAGCTTTCCAATCTCCGCGTGCTTTCGACGGGAGAGCGGATCAGCGACTTGCTGCAGGGGGTCGACCTCGAGAATCGGCGGGCGCGGCTCTATCTCAATCTCGAGGATCGAGACGACGGGTCGATCTATTCGGAGAAGTTCTTCGAGGGCGTCATCCAGGCAAGCGACGCAACGCCCGTGTCTTACGATTACCGGCGGGTCAAGCTCTCCATCCTGCCGCTCACCGAATACTATCTGAATCAGGGCGCCCTGCGGGTCATCACGGAGAAGGAATTTCCCTCGATCCGCGCTTCCGACATCGGGGCGACCATCCCGATCGTCTTCGGTGAGGTGCCGCGAACCCCTGGCCGCGTGGCCAAAGGCGGTAAGAAGACGGTCCCGACGGCAGACCCGGACAATATCTCGAACGCCCGCCTCCGCGACTACAACGTGCTGCCACCGGCCGTGGCCGAGGATTGGACCATCGTCTTTCGCGAGCCGGAAGAAGCGCCTTCGATGCAGCACTGGAATGGGGAGGTTAACAACGCGGCGCGGATCAATACGACCCTGCCTACCGTGGACGTAGCGGGAAGCAAATCCTGTGGCGCAAGCGAAGCGGTGAGCCTGACGCAGAGCGTGACGCTCGGTTCGAGCGCTACGGAATTGCTGGTCGGGCTGCACATCGATAACGGCCGCGGCGGCACCGTCCCGATCTCGGTCACCTATGACGGTGTGGCGCTATCGACGAAGGCTATTGTCGTGACGCAAGATGGAGAGAACGGTTGGCGCGAGGTTGTTCCGGTTCGCTTCTCCGTGTTTCGGCTGGCCTTTCCTGCTACCGGAGCGGCCCACGATCTCGTGGTGACGCTGAACAAGGCCGCACCGTTCCTGTTCAACTACATCAGCTTCAACAACGCCGCTCTGTCGTGGGCCTATGCCCTAGAAGTCAATGCTGTTGGCCGGACGTATGTAGAGGCAACGCAACACACGGAGAATGCTCCCACCAACGTACTGTTGGTGGACTTCGCTGATCGAAGTGAGATCGCTACCGGCACGATGTCCCCCTACCCTGGGCAGACGCAGCGGACAATCGCGGCAACCAGCGTTTCTGGCTTTGGCAATGTTCGCGGAGGTATCTCGACCAAGCCCGGCAACAACTCGCAGCCCACGAAAATGGGATGGACGCAAGGAACCAGCCTCTGCAAGGGCTGGACGGTAGTCAAACTTATCGAGCAAATACGCAACGTATATGCTCAGTCCTTCTCGACTACCTCTCCGCAGCAGGTGGCCGCAGTCACCTTGAAGCTCCGAGTGAACCCGGCTGCGGGGCTGAATGGTGGCACCGCGACGGCTATCGTTGGCATCTACGCCGACTCTGGTGGGGCTCCATCCGGCGAACCGCTTGGAAGAGCGTTCTTTGTATTTCGAGAAACGACCTTCCGAGATTGCGTGTTTGCTTTTTCTGGTGTGACGCTCAGCGGTAACTCTACCTATTGGATCGTTTTGATGAACTCCGGCTCCCTCACCGGAACGGTCGGTAATATCAACTGGGCGAAAAACAACGGCAACGTCGCGGGCAGCTACGCGGGCGGCACAGCGGCGGAAGGGCGATGGGCAGGAACTAATTGGTTGACGGGCCAATGGGCCGATATGACCAATGAGGATTTCGTCTTCAAGGTGACTTACGTGGGGCTCGGTGCCGGATACGACATTTATGGCAGCGTGACCGGCTGGGACGGAACCGGCTCGACCGCGGCAACATTTCTTTCGAACTCGGGCGCGTTGCAGATCGGTCCCGAGCACTGGCAGGGAATTCCCGCCGCTGGAGATCGGTTCTACTTCTCGGTCGACCCAACGCCTTCGCTGGTGATCTTCTCGGAAAGCCCCCCCGCGACCCCGGTGGAGGCGATAGATGCCGTCTGGTGGGACGGCGTCAAGATGGAGGACTCGTCGCCGAATAACTTGGACGATGACGTTGGCACGGCATGGACCATCGGCCCCAACGGTTACGAGCGTATCGCGCAACCGTTTGAGGTCCTCGTGGGCCTGGTAGCCAAGCAGGTCACGGTCGTGCTGGCAAAGGTCGGGTTTCCAGCGGCTCCTTTGAATCTTTCGATCTATCCAGCAGCTGGCGGTTCCCTGACTACCTTTCTTTCGGACATCTCGCGGCGAATCACGGGTGATGGACAAATCCCAGCCGACGGCGCCATTGCCTCCACGCAGATCGCGAGCAGCGATGTGGCGTCCAGTTACGCGGAATTATCCGGTTTGTTTTCACAGCCGGTGGTGTTGCCGCCCGGAAAATACTTTCTCGTGGCCTCGGCGCAGTCTCAACTCGATGATCAGAACTATTACAGCCTGCACAAGGGCGACACGGCGCCGGGCATCTATACGGACGCCGGAGGCGCCATCACGAAAGCTTCGCCATCATCGAGCGCCGTACAGCTGCATCAGGTGACGGAGGGCTGGAACGATGATGGCACCGGCCAGCAGATGCTTTTCGAAGTCACCGCCGTTTCGGTGAATACGACTGCATCGGGCGACGATGGCACGGGCAATTACGTCGCTAAGGTGACGTTCGATGTCGACATCCCGGAAGCGGCAAAGATAGCTGCCGATCTGCGAGGTATCACGGACGACACCGAGGGCAAATATGCGGGCGTCGCTAGCGCACTCGTCACGCGCCCCGACGCCGTCATCCATTGGTTGCTGAATCTTTGGGGCGTGCCAGATGAGGAGATTGACCTCGACGAATCATTCGCCGAAGCCGCCATCCTCTATGCCAATCTCTACGCGCTCGAAGGCACGCTGCAGCAGGATGTCACGCGCAAGGCAACCGTGCTTCAGCTGGGCTTCGAGTCTCGCGGCGCCCTCAGTTGGTTCGGTGGCAAGGCGCGTTGGAATTTCATTCCCCTGCAGCTGCTCGATGTAGACGCGACGGTCGAGTTCGCCGATCTAGTTCCCGAAGAAATCAATCCGATCATCACCGTGCGCCGGATGCCGACGAAGAAGGTCGTGAATTGGGTGGATGTGCGCTATCAGCGCCGCCAGGACGAGCCACGCAACTTGACGGCCTATGATCGGATCGTCAACGCGCAGAATCTGCAGTCGATCGATGGAATCCTTCCGGATGGTTCCGATGCTTTCGGAAAGCGGGACAACCCGGAGTTGTTCCTCTTCGACTTCGTGCGTGACGACGAGATGGCTCTCGTGCTCGCGACGTACTATGCCGAGCGCTTGGGCTTCCCGTTGCGAGCCGTGGATTTCACGACGAAGCTTCACCGCGCTGCGCTCGAGTCGGATGATCGAGTGAACTTTGACCTACGGACTGCCTGATGCCGATTTCGAATCGATGGAAAGCCGACATGCTGCGGACGCTCGAGGGCGTCACGCTGAAGGCCCTGCTGCTGGGAGCCGGCTATAGCTTCGACCCCGACCATTCCATCGTCGATGACACCCTGCCGGCCAGCAATGAAGTGACGGGCACGGGCTATGCACGGGCGACATTATCAGGCGTGGCCATCACGCAAGACGACATAGAAGACCGCGCCACCTGGACGTTCGACGACATCGTGTGGGCGGCGCTCGATGTGGGCGACGTGGCGGGCTGCTGGATCTACGAAGAAGTGACCGACGATAGCGACTCGCCGCTTCGGCGGTTCTACTCGCTCTCGGCTACCACCGATGGGGGCGAATTCCGACTGCGGGCGAACACTGATGGCGACCTGGAAGTGATCGAAGAATGAGCGTCACGGTAGACCTGGATCAGGCGACAGTGGCGGTGGTGACTCAACCGCCGCGGGTAATCGTCGTGGGACAACCGCTGGTGCGCCAGGGGGAGCGGTTCTTGATCGTGGCGCAGCGGTTCGATCTAGACGCGCGAAGGGTCATATATACGGCCGAACAGGTCATCTACACGCCGCAGGTGCTTGCGGGGCTCATCATCGACGAGCGCTGGGAATTCGAGCTCGCCGAGCCGCAGCTGCTCTTGATCGACGAGCGCTGGGATCTGTTTTTGCCGGATGCGCCCGTGGCCATCATCGACGAGCGCTGGGATGTAGTGCTCCAAGAACCAGGCGTCGCCGATCCGGTAAGCGGCGCCGTCCCCTATGTCATCGACGAGCGCTGGGAAGGATAGCCGATGAGCATTGCACAATGGACCGTCGATAATACCGGCCCCGTGGCCGAGTCCCTTTCGACCGTCAGCCCCCTTGAGGGAACGTCGAGCTTGGACTGGGTGAACTCGGGCGGTGAACTGATCGTCCGCGGACTCACAAGTGGGGCGGATATTTCGACCGGCAAGATTCGATCGCTACTGAAAATCACGGCGACGGCGGGCACTGGCGTGCACTATCTCGGCTTGTTCGGAATGATGCAGACCTCCATCCTGAACACGAGCAATGCATATTGGGCCGGTGTCTCATGGACGGCAACCGCGGGAACGCTGACCTCGACGGGCTTGATAAGCAAGGCCGCCCTGAACACTCCGCCGCCGTCGGGGGTGCTCGATTCTGGTGCTCTCGGGATCAACATCACCGTGGGTTTGCTTTTTGCCCTTGAGCTGAAATGGCAGCTCGACCCGGACTCGGGCCAGGTCGTTCTCACGCTATCCGCGGGCACCTCGGCTGATTTCTCGGACTTGGCCTCGAAGGTCGTGACGACGGATGCGAGTTCGCCGTATGCATCCGGAGTGTCTGCGGGGCCAGGATTGTATGCTCCAGGCGGGAGTACCGTCACCGTGAAGGTCGACAAGACGCAGATTTTCAGGGTGTAGAAGATGGTGAGCACCTATCGCTGTCGCTCTTGCGCCAAGCTGCTGTTCGAGGCAGCGGAGGTGCGCTCTCTCGTCAAACGATGTCCGCGCTGCGGCGCTCAGAACGTCTTCGATGATGCACCCGCTCGGGTCATTCCGCGGATCATTCATCGCATCTGGTTCGGGTCGGAAATGCCGGGAGAGTTCGTCCATTACGGGGAGACATGGCGCGGTTGCTATCCCGACTGGGAAGTCAAGCTCTGGTCGGAAGACAGCGTGCCGAGACTCGAGAACCAGGAGTTGTTTGATTCGGCGAGCACGCTGGTTCCAGGGGCAGCCGAGCAATTCAGGGCCGATGTCGCCAGGTACGAAATCCTCTGGCGGTTCGGAGGGCTCTACGTGGACGCCGACCTGGAATGCCGGCGCTCGATCGTGGATCTGCTCGGTGGCGTCTCGCTGATTGCCGCCTGGGAAGTCGATAACATCTGGATCAATAACGCGCTGCTCGGCTGCACGGCCGGCCATCCGTTCATGCGTGCGCTCATCGATGGGCTGCCCAAGAACGTGCTCTCGGTCTTGAAGCGCCAGCCGAACCATATGAGCGGGCCGAGATATGTGACGCGGATGTTCCGCGAGCTCTCGCCGGAAATGCTGCTGCTGCCATCGGCCAGAATCTATCCGTATCTCTGGAACGAGCTCGACCGCGAAGACGAGGAGTTTCCGGAGGCGTTTGCGATCCACCGGTGGTGGAATCGTCGAAAACGTATCAGTCGGGAGTTTCCGCGCCGATGCTGAGCCTTTGTTGTCGCTTACGTGCTTGTGCTTCTAAGGCCCGCCGGCGGTTGCACGCGGAGCAATAGCGGGTACCATTTTCTTTGACGCGATCTAACTCGTGCCCATGAATGCATACAATCTGACGAGCTTTCAGAGCGGTATGAGAGTTTCCATAGCGCGAATTCTCTCTCGGTGTAACTGCTTCGAGATGCGATGGTCTTACGCAAAGTTTGACCTCGCAAAGATGATTGATGTGGAAGCCCTCGGGGATTGGGCCCCTGCTGAGCTGATAGGCAAACCTGTGTGCATAGACCCTGAATCCATGCCAGCAGAAGACGCCATACGAGCCATTTGTTGGCCCGGTCCAGATCAGGCAGGATCCGATCACATTCGGCGACTGTATTTCGGGCGCACTCCGTGTCAATCGCGCAAAAGCCTTCAAGCCCTCCCCGGTAAGATCGTGAGCCATAGATGCAATTATGACACAACTGACGAGAGGCAAGGAAGATGGGCTCGCGCCTAGCCATTTCCTGGGAGCGTCGTTATGCCGCCGGCCGTGATTCGGGCGCCGGCTCCCGCGGCGAGCACGCGGAGCGGAAGGCTGCTTACGTGAATGCCCTGATCGCTCGCGAGAAGATCGGCAGCGTCATCGACTGGGGATGCGGCGACGGAATGCAGCTCGCATTGCTCAAGGTGCCGAGCCGCTACGTGGGAATCGATGTATCGCCCACAGCCATCGCGCTCTGCCGGGCGCGTTTTCCGACTCGCAAGTTCATTCTGGATAAGCTGGACCAGCCGCCGCTACATCTAAAAGCCGAGCTCGCTCTCTCACTCGACG